AAGCCCTAAAGACATCGCCAATTGTCTTTTTGCCCTAACCAGAGCCATCTGCAAAAAATCGTTGCCGACCTTATTTCCGTTCTTATTGCGTGGCTCGTCTGAGGTACATTCGCCCCATCCACTCCCTATCCTGATACCTGATGCCTCGTGTAGACCAGTTACTTCTACTCTACGCCCTACCACAGTGATCCCGCCTTTTTTTATCTCTATTTCTGTTACTTTTGACAGTTCTTGCGGGCACGTTATCCCGAGTTGTGTCAAACAGGAATTAACTGCTGGCTTCATTAAAAAAGGTTTATCCCCCGCTTTTTTCTCTCTCCCTATCGCTTCGTTAAATGAGTTGGCGTAGTCAATCCCCTCCTCTAACCCAGCAACGATTTGTGGCATCATTGCCTTAAACACGGAAACTAAGGCAATATTCTGTGCAATAGCGTTAATATACTTTTCTTTTGCTATTGTTGCGATTTCGGTGTTCCCGCCCTGTACCACTATTTCTTTGTTTTCTTGTGTCATCTGACACCTCCTCTTGTTTATTTAATATTTTTTTACCTAAAATTATTATCCCTATTTATATAATTTATTATTTATTTTATTTTAAATATTTATTGACATCAATTTTAAAATAATCTAAAACTAACTTTATATACTTGTTAGAACCTTTTCCTATAACGACCCTTCTTATTGTTTCTCTGCAACATCCAAGCTTAAACGCTATTTCTGATATTGTTTCGTTTTGTAATAGCATCGCTGTTTGTACAACAACTACATAACTTTTTTTAAATTGTATTTTTTTGTTTCCCATTATATAAACCTCCTTTCTTTATTGTTTAATGGCTTCTATTGGAAGCGTTATTCGGCACGGCAGTTCATTTTGTGCCATCTTTTTACTATCCTTTATTTTTCTTATTTTACTATTACCTCTATCGCCTGATGTATAGCAGGCGATAACGGTAATTCAAGAAGTATATTCAATACCTTCTTGGCTTCTACAATTATTTTATCCCAACAGTTGTTTTTGTTTTCAATGGTCTCTATTAGGATAGTTAGCTCCCTTTTTTGAGAAGAACTTAATATGGATACCCAAAAATTACGCTCGTGATAATATGAACTCGTAAATACAATACGAGGAGTTTTTATCTTTGTTAGGTCTAACAACTTGAACGAAGAGTTTTGATACTCGCCGACCTCTTGATACCCGCCGACCTCTTGAGATCCTCCGACCTTTTGATACCCGCCGACATTTTGATACTCGCCGACCTTTTGAGACCCGCCGACCTCTTGATCCCCGCCGACATCTTGATACCCGACGACCTTTTGATACCAGCCGACATTTTGAGACCCGCCGACCTCTTGATACCCACCGACCTCTTGATACTCGCCGACCTTTTGATACCCGCTGACCTCTTGATACCCGCCGACCTCTTGAGATCCTCCGACCTTTTGATTCCAGCCGACCTTTTGATACCCGCCGACCTTTTGATACCCGCTGACCTCTTGATACCCGCCGACCTCTTGATCCCCGCCGACATTTTGATCCCCGACGACCTCTTGAGACCCGCCGACATTGTCGTTTTTAGATACAGTATAGTCTTTGTGTACATAAATGGATTTTTCTGCTATTAAGTTTCCATTTACGGTTAAACTTCCTGTAATCTCAACATCTTCTATAAATGTTACGTCTTCATTATACATAACATCACCTTCTATTTTTATTTCTTTTATTAATAACATATTATTTTTCTCCTTTTGTTATTATTGTCTGACATAAGCAGTATTTAATTTATAAACTGTTTTGCCCAGTCTATAAAAGATAACCACTCTTCTATTGTAACATATCCGCACGACATCCCATCTAAATGGCGAACCAACCTTTTTTTTGGTATTTTTAAGGCTTTTACTGCGATTTCCGTTATATTAATAATTTTTTCTTTTCTATAAGAAAAGAGTGCTACTTCCGCAGTTTCTGCTTCCTGGTATATCTCTTCCATTGGATTTATGTCTGCAACGTTTTTACGAGAACATTCTCTTCCGTTTTTAAACACGCTCGTAATTGCTATTCCGTTTGGAAGTAATATAGAAAAATCCCCTCTACAAGACGAAAAGTTCAACATTTTTTTATTATTGTTATTCTTTTGTTTTTGTGTCATTTTATTTTTCCTTTAATTTATCATATTACACATATTACCACAAAACACACAAAAAAGCAACATTTTTATACTGTAATCCAAAAATAAATATATTACTTTTTGTTGTTTTTGGCACAGTTTTTGCAATAATATTTTTTTCTATTTTATTTATTACTCTTGCTCTTGGCAATTACACCAATTACAAATCCGTTCTTCTATGGTTTCAATATCCATTTTATATATACACTCTTTACAGTCTCTTACAAACATCTCTTGGGCAGTCGGAAATATATTATCAAAATCTGAGCATACATCGCAAATTTTACAACATTCTCCATTGTCGCTTTCATTTGCATCTTTTAAGAAGTTGTTACAGTTTATTCTATTCATAATTATCTCCTTTTAGAATTTTATATAAGAGATTTTATCTCTTTTGTTTTTATCCAACTAATATTGCGTGCCTTCCTTATTGACAATTCCCAATCCCATAATCCTTTTTTGTAAAAGAATTTATGGTCTTGTTTGTCTATTCGGAAACACACGACTCTTTCGTATTTCACTTTAAATTTTGAATGAGCGTAAATCCCATTCATCACCTTCTTAAGATAATACTTACTTGGCGTAAAGAACTTATGCCACCTAATAAAGTGAGGCGACCCCCCGCTTCATTGTTTCTCTAAATTCTTGTTCTGTCATCGCCCTATACAGTAACATTATTCCTCCTTTTTGTTTTATGGTTTTATAAAAAGCATTCTGTCCTTTCAAAATCTATGGCTCGCACCACAAACCCAAAATCAACAAAACTATTTTTACGTTTTACTTTCATTACTCGCCAATGAACGATACCATCTGTTCTTATGACTTCTATCGCAAAATATTTATCATCTACACGATCAAAAGTGTGTAAATACCCCGTGTTTCCGTTATACTTCAAATAATGGCGATTTATTTTTTTTATTAAACCTTTTTTTATAAGCGATACAATTTTTTTTGTTTCAAACCACTTTAAAATGTTCATTATTCCTCCTTTTTGTTTTATATTGACAACCATATCAATCGGTTGTATAATTATCGTATGTTAATACCTATTAAATGTACTGGCTCAAGAACCGTAAGCTACAAAGAACTGCTACCATTCCAAAAGAACCTCAAGGTTGCAACCAATATACAGAAACTTAAAGATAATATCAAACAAAACGGATTTGTTGCACCCATCTTTGTCTGGAACGGTAAAGAAATCCTTGACGGGCACGGTCGTCTTAAAGCACTGACCGAACTTATCAATGAAGGTTACACTATCGGAGATTTACCAGTAGTTGACATTGAAGCCAAGAATAAAAAGGAAGCCGCTACAATCCTTCTCTCTATCAACTCAAGTTACCAAAAGATAACTCAAGAAGGACTTAACGAGTTCGTTCTTGACAACTCTATAGAGTATGACCAAATCAGCGATATGATTGAGTTGTCAATTTATGAACCAATTACTCAGGAAACCGACATAGATGTTGATAATGACCAAGAAAAAGCCGATTCCGCTCCTATCATAGACGACTCCAAACCTATCACACAACCAGGGGACCTCTGGATTTTAGGGAAGCACCGTCTATTGTGCGGCGACTCCACCGACCCAATAAATATTGAACGTCTTATGGACGGCAAAAAAGCTAACTTTATTATAACGGATCCTCCTTACGGCATGAACCTAAATACTGACTTTACCGACTTTGGTTACAAGTCCAAAACTAATAAAAATAAAGACCTAAAGTCATGCGTCCGGAAAAATTATGATGCTGTTCTCAACGATGACAAAGATTACGACCCGAGTCATATCTTCCGAGACTTTCCGTACTGCAAAGAGATTTTCCTCTTTGGTGCAGACTATTACGCAGAGCGGTTGCCTAAAAAAAATGACGGCACATGGCTCATCTGGGATAAGCGTGCAGGCATTGAAGACGTTGAGTTCTCACTATCTGAGTTTGAAACTATATGGTCAAAACATACTCACGCCCGCATCATATTACGACATAGATGGTTTGGTATGATGGGCACTGAAAACAAAGCCGAAGATATCCATAAGCGAGTGCACCCTAACCAGAAACCAGTTAAACTTTTAATTGATATTTTAGAGCGATACTCAAAGAAAAATGACATTGTAGTTGACCTTTTCGCTGGTTCTGGTAGCACTATTATCGCATGCGAAAGGTCAGACCAGCAATGTTTTTGTATGGAATTTACCCCTAAATATTGCGACCTTATCTTAAAAAGGTACGTAGATTTTACTAAAAACACTCCAGTCAGAGAGGATGGTCTTGAATGGGAACCATAATAGAACCAAAAACAGAACCAACTCCAGTTTCAATCACGATACCGTCTCCAATAGAATCAATAGAACCTAAAAAAAAGCCATCGCCTTACTCTCGAAAGGGGACCTACAGAACAAGCAAAAAAAGACGAGTTTTTCCTTCAAAAAAGAAGCGTCCTGGTAAGAAAAAGACTCTTAGAAAACGTAAATATTCTATTGACCGAGAGAAGCCATATAAGTCCTCTAAAATGAACCAAGACGTTATAACTGCGTTAGAAGGTTATTTAAAGGATAGAATGCCTCTAACACAAGCTTTACTTATGGTAGATGTATCATATCCAACTTATAGAAACTTCTGCTCATCACATCCAAAACAATCCGCAAGGTTTGAATATTGTAAGGATTTTTTAAAAAACCAATGTTATAAATCCTTGTCAAAAATCACAAATCCTGATGGCTATTTTACTTTTACACGAGGCAAGCTCATTCAAGACGAGGTTACCAAGAAGTATAAAATAGTGCCTGACCCAAACAGCCCGATTGAGCACATTGAAGTGGACGGCAAGGCCGTTATTGACACTCTAAAACATATTGACCCAGAGTTTAAACAAAATATGGACTTGAATGTCAAAGATGAAACGTCTATCCACTTGAAAGCAATAGAGAAAATCCAAGAGATATATAATCAGCAAAGGTCTCTTGGTATCAACGAACCAAATGTCGTTGATGTATTTTTTAAAGTCAAAGAGCGTGAAACGATGGAACAAATCGCCCAGACTACCTCCGAACAATCAGAGGTAGAACCAGTAAAAAAATCATAGTGTTATATTAAATATCCTAATTAGTTAATCGTATAATCATTATCCTATTACCTCCTTATTGTTATTACAGTCTGAACAGCACTGTCGGTATGCTTTAATCATATCAACTTTACAGTTCCCACCGACACAATCTAATAACTCGCCACGTGTTATTTCTTTCATCCGTAAGCAAGTTAAACATATAGTGCAATCACATATTTTTTGATTTGTCATACATTTCATAACTTTTTTTGCGTTCATTGCTATCCCCATTTACAGCAACTCTTGTTTCATATATATCCCATAATAATTTCAAATCATATTATGTAACTATATGATTTTTTAGATAATTACGTTTACTTCGTGATAAGTAAGGCTTTACCTCCTTAATCATTTGTAGGTCTTCTTCCTCAAGAACTGCTGGTTTGCTTTTAACTTTTTGTTTCATTCATCACCTCTTTTTATTACAAATACTTTTTTACTATTTAAGACCATATTATCGGGATAGGTATCGTCTTCATCGGCTATTACCCTATCATGTTCTCCGTTACCTCTATCTCTTATTTGCTCATTATAAATATCCTGAATCATTGACGTTATATCGTTTCCGTCCCACTCGTAAATGTCGGTAGCACCGTTTCTCAATGCTTCCATATCTGATATTATATTTTCTACGTCACCGCCGTACCTGTGGACATAAGTAATTACATCATCCTCATCCCATACCCAAAGTGTAAGCCCACCTACATTGTCTTCTGTTACTCTAAATTTAAGTATATTAGTCATTTTAATTATCTCCTTTAACCTTAGCTATGTGGTCGTATTTGCTGACATTTAGGCTCAGTATTTTACCACCAATATCTTCTAACTCGTCACGGTTTTTGCCGTCAAAGTCATGTGCCGCTCTCGTAAATGCGTTCACTATTCCGTACAGGTTTGGCATCGGCTCCTCATCGTAAGCCCAGATAACCTTTTGTATAGTATTATCGGACACTTGGTAGAGTTTTGACAAGTTAATTATCATATCTTTTGGTAACTCCACTGCCTGTTTGTTTGCGTATTGCAAGCATCCGACTGTGTCATTAAACGAAGCATACGCATAATTTATTGCGTGAACTATCTGTAGCCGGTTCGTGGAGGACTTCCCTAAATGTACATATCGGATTTTATCCTTTAGTGACGCTACCTTGCGGATCAATCCATTAGTACAAACCTGCCTAAAGACGTAAGGCAGAATCTCAAATGCGGCTTCGCCTGTTTCAGAGTTCTTAATACAGAACCCACTAACCACCTTATCTTCTGCATTCGCTATTGATGCGGTCTTTGTCATGTCGGTAAACATGATTGACATATACCGACCTTCGTTATCTACGAATGCTCGTTCTACCTTAATATTATCCTTTATAGGACTTCCGTCAAGCGTACTTTTAAGTACAGACAATATCGGCATATTATCTATCGGTTTGTACTTTGTACTTAGCACTGCCCGGACGGTGTGGTCTTGTATGCACCGAATCATCGTCTGCCCATTATCTTTTGATGTTAGATAGTTAATATTCTGTGCCAGTAACTCACCGTTTTCACTATCTAATTTACGGAAATACTTATAAGGAATCTCAAGTTTAGAGGCGAGTTGTTCGCAAGCCGTATCAGTCATTTTATACTGAGTCCCGGTCCCGTCAAAGCTTACCTTCCTTCCTGCGTGATATTGGATATAATGAGTATCCGTTATTACATCTCTTTTACTGCCATCAATCAATGCTACTTTGGTTAAAAAATCTTCTAAATTCATAGCGTTGCCTCCTTTAACTCTTTTAATTTTATCTCCAGTTTAATAGCCTGCTTTAAAAGCTTCTTACTGCCAATTCTCTTATACAAATCAATAGTTTGTTGTATATATTCTTGCTCGGTTGGTTGTTTTACTTTAATTTCAAAACAACTCCTGTCCCCGAAAAGTTTATCCCCTAACCTCTTTAGTGCGGCATCCTTACTTCGCTTTGACATACTGCCAGAAGGCGAACTTAACGCTATTGCTTCTGACATTGTGTCTAAGTCTTTTTTAGGTAAATTCATCTACATACCTCCTCGTTAATTACTTCGCCGTGTTCGTTCAGTTCGTATAATGTTTTACACTTCTCACAATAAAATCCTGCTTTGTCTTTTTTAAAATTCTTATACCCCAGTAGACCGACAACGAGTGAGATATAAAGCCCTATTAGTAAAATAAAAATCAAATGTAATAAAAATTTTTCTTCCATTTTTAGTCTACTTTTTATCTTAAATTCCGTACCATTTTTTAGGTCGGTTTTATAGTCAAATTTATACTCAAAAAACTACTCAAAAAGTACTCAAAAAACACCCTTATTTTTGAGGGTAAAAACAAGGTTTTTTTAAAAATATTCCAACGAAAACCAACGAAAACGGCTTTTCGTTCAAATTTGATGTTTTTAGGTCGCTCTCCCCTGAAGAGCATAAAAAAAGTACCTTACTCGGCGAGGAGGCAGTGTTGTTTTTTTACCTTAATTTTAATCAAAAAAAACACTACCCCCCCCCACTTTACCTACCCCCCCCACTTGTAAAAATAAGCACTTTTGGTCTTACAACTTATTAAAACTATTCAACATTCCAACGAAACGCAACGGTCGTTGACTTTCGTTAACGCCACGTTCAATGAACGAAATCCAACGGTCGTTGAAATTTTTCAACGTGACGTATAATCTCCATTACCATTTCCAATACAAAGAAAAAAAACAAACAAAAAAAGAAAAAAGCGTTAAAAAACTACCAAAACCAAACTATGAATTACCTAAAAAACAAAACGTAGTATGTCTAAAATGAAAGATTTTAAGGTAACCCTTATACAGCTATTAGTTTTTAAAAATAACTTAAATTTGAGCGTTATGGTTAGTTTTTACCATATTTTGATGTTTTAATTACAATTCTCCAAAATACACTCAAATTCGTAAAAAAAAAATCAAAAATTATAAGCAAAAAACTACCTAAAAATTAACTAAAAAATTAACTAAAATTTTAAGAAAAAAATCACACTAATTTCTTCTCCATAACCAGCATATTTTCTTATACTAAAAACTACCGTCAAAATTAAACAAAACTGACTCGCTCAAAAGTGAACACTCTAAATCAAGAGTCTCTTTCCGTTTCATCTCTCTTTGACAACATACACAAAGACCCTCTCTATTATAACTTGGTCTCTCACCACAATCTACACATAACCTCTCTATCGGAGTGGTACGACTTTTACGGACATTTCTGCTCATTAAATAATTTATTAGTTCAGACCTTTGGATTATCATAAATACCTCCTTAACAACATACTATGTTTATTCTCAAGCTCATCAATTTTAGAAGACATTGTATTTATTATTGTATTGGAAAGCTCATCTAAATCACTAATAGCTTTATCTAATAGGAGTATCCAGTTTTCTTCTGTTTCAGTTAGAAGTTTATTTTTATACATAGTCTTTCTGGCATTAATATGAGCCAATAAATTTATAATTTCACTATAATAGTTGTGTCTTCTGACATTATTAACATCGCTATCTTGGGCTATATCATTGTGATTCCTTATCTCACTGGAACAAATTTTTACCATATCATTTTTTTTAATTTTGCCGTATTTCATACTCTTCTCCTCTTAAATAACCTCTTTAGGTCATTTAATATTAGTCTAATATAATAAAGTTTTGTATCATTCCTTAATCTCATAAATCACCGCCGTTAATAAACTGTTAATAAAATGTTAATAACTATACTAATCTACAATTTTGTAGAAACTGCTCATATAAAATTCTACAATTTTGTAGAAACGTCAAATATTTGACGTTTTTCGCTATAATTAATTTTAAAGCTCGTAAATTCGCATTGCCATAATATATATCAAGGCAATTAAAAATAACAGTACACAGTCAATTAGAGAAGGTTTTAAATTGCCCTTAATCATAACCAGCACCTCTTATAGAAGAGCTTTACTTGCTCTTTTGTTACAGATTTACACCGTCTTTCAACAGCATAAACCTTGTTATTGATAGTAACCAATACCTTAAAATCATCATTTAAAATCTTTGACGGATTGTTTAACGATAAATTACAGCAGACTTGCACGTCTGCAAATGGGAATTCACGTCTTATGTCAAGCAAGAGTAGCCGCCTAAAGCTCCCCAAATACTCTTGCCAGAAGTCTTTAAGCCACCTTTGGCTATGTACCTCTTTAAACGAACGTTGTAGTTTTATTAGGTCTTTCATTAACAATACGTACTTCCTCCTCGTTAAGTTTTCAACCTGTTCACGTTCAGTCATTTAAATCACCCCCTTTATTCTTTCGGTGACATTGTATATTTCATTTAACACTGTTTCCATTTTTCTCTCCTTTACGTTTTCAGCCAGTCGGCTATAAATTATTATTTAATACTTCTCTTAATTATAAACTCGTGGTTAGCTATAATAATCTTGATTATCATATACCAACCTGTACTTCCAAGCTTGATAAGCCCTTTATATTCTCTTGTAATGTCAAAGTTTTTTGATATGTTTTTCATAATAAGCCTCATATTTATATGCAAGACATTAATTCTAATATCTTGTTTTGATGTATAACCAATACATTAACTGCCGTTGCAAACAAGGCGTTTGCAAACAACAGTACTAACGTTATAATAGATAACATAATTATCGCTTTCATATTATAGCCCCCTTTGTGGGAGGCTCAACACCTCCCACCTATACTTGTTATTGTTATGTTACTTGTTAAAAGTTTTATATGCAATTAAAGCCCACTTACAAGCCCTTGCATTGTTGGCTTTATGGTGTACGTTTGGTTTGTTTGCATCTCTGTCAGTCCAAGTCTTAGCTTGTAACTCTTGCACGCTAATATTCCCATTTCCCCCTATAACCAGTTGTAGTGCTGTTTCAAATTCTTTGTCATACTCGCCAGCTTCACGAGTTTTCTTTACTTGTAATTCGTAGATTACCTTTGCCGCTTTTAAATACTCGGCGGCTTCTTTTTTGCTAATATTAATTAAGCGGTCTCGCTCACTCATATTAGCAACTTTTGCCTCATACTTGTCAACAATTGATTGCAACCGTTGGTGTTCGTATCCTTCATACTCAACGTCTGCAAGCTCAATATCTTTAAGTGCTACACTGTCTTTTATAGACAGCTTGTGCTCTGGCGATACTTTTAACTCACCTACTACTTGCAACAAGTGTTCTGGCTTGTCTATTTTAATATCATACATATCCCCGAGAAGCTCTCTTATTGCTTTCTCGTATTTATAGTTGCGTACTTGCAACGGGGTTAATGTTGACATCATTTCAGACTCTACCTTACTTGCTTCAATGTTAGCGGTTGCATTATCGCTAATTGTTTGGATTATTACGTCCTCACGTGCCGCATTGTCAACGGCGATTGTTGCCTCAACTACTTGTAGCTTATTGCGATTACTTTGGGTTTTCATTTTAAAGCTCCTTTGATTTTATTTTGTAACTTGATGTTACGACATATAGTAATGCAACAGGTGTGCCAATTGTGCTTTTTATTAATAAAATATTGTAAATATATTTATTTTATTGAGAACTATTAATTATATCAACCACTTATAAATATTAAAATAATATTGGCATAGTTTTTGATATACAATAAAAAACAAATCAAAAATAAATAAAAAATAACGTGTATCAATTTTGCAACACGAACCCGCTATGCAATATCTATGCCATAACACTCAAACCAGCCACCAGAGCACAACTAACACCACGTATCAATATAACAACAAATACATCAACTCTGTTGTATTATTAATACAACCATAACAATACATATAATACGCTCAAACCAGCCACCAGAGCGGCTCGGCGGGATAGGTATGGTAGGGTCGGGGTGGGGAGGCGGCGGTGAAAAACTCCCCCTATCTCGTGCAAAATTTGTAGAAAGTTTTAAAATAGTGATATTATTGTTATAGGTATGCCCTGTTTTGAGTTGAAAATTTATAATGAGAAAGGTAATTCGTTAAAAATATTGGGATTGATTGAGATATTGACAAGCGTTTAAGTTGGTGATATTATGTATGATAAGATGATAAATGACATAGTGAAGAATTATTGGTTTCATTTATGTAAGTATGAGCCTCATGCGGCTCAGGAGCAGATACATAATAGTGTTGCGAACAATGTTGTGGCTGTATGCGGTAGACGTTTTGGTAAGAGCTTATGTGCGAGTAAAGAAGCTGAGGCTCTTATTTTTAAGAGTTTCAAAGAGGGGAAAAAGAGAATATGGATAGTGGCCCCGACATATGATTTAAGCAGAAAGATATTTAGGGAGGTCTGGGACACGTTTTTAATAAAGCAAGTACTTGGTAGTAATATTGTGAAGAAAAAATCGGAATCCGACACTCCATTTATTGAGTTTAAAAATGGTACTGAGATAAAATGTAAGAGTTCTGATACGCCTGATGGGTTGGTTGGTGATTCTGTAGATTATATGATATTTGATGAGTGTGCTAAGAGTAAACAGATAATCTGGGAAAAGTATTTAAGCCCTACGTTGATGGACACGAAGGGTAAGGCGTTATTTATTACAACTCCTGAGGGTACAAACTGGGTCTGGGATTTATATTTACGAGGTCAAAACAAAGAAGAATTTAAGAACTGGGATTCTTTTTTATTTAAATCAATAGATAATACAAAGATTGATAATGTAGAATGGTTAGAGGAACGGAGAAAGGAGCTAACCGAAGAAACGTATCTACAAGAGCATGAGGCGAGTCCATATAATTTTACTGGTTTAGTATTTAAAGGTTATGAGCGAGCAGTTGGCTTATTAAAAGATTTTGCACCAAAACAATATATTATTGGTATAGACTTTGGTTTTGGTCAACCGTGTGCGATAGTAGTAATGGGCACAGATGGTAATAGATGGCAAGTATATGATGAGGTATATGAGAGTGGTATGCAATCATACGATATAAAGAAAAAACTTGACATAATTAACATAAAGTATAAAATTAGTGGTATATATGCAGATCCGAGCCGTCCGGAGATGATAGCGGAACTTCGTAAGAACGGCTTTAATATACATAAAGCAAAGAATGTTGTTGATATAGGAATAGACAGGGTAAAAAAGCACTTTCAGAGCGATACAATAAAAATCTGTGAACGATGTAAGGTAACATTGAGAGAAATTTCGCAATATAGATACGACAAAACGAAAGATGCCCCGGTTAAACAGAACGATCATACAGTAGATGCAATGCGATATGTCATTAATAGCTACGAATCAAGAAGCGTACCAAAAATGGTATTAGGAGCAAGATAATATGGCAACAAAAACATCACAAGAAGAATTATTAGCGAAAATAACTAAACATCACGCCGAATATGATGCTAATCTTGCAAAATGGCAACAAAACTTAGATGCGTATGGTGGTACTGGCGGATTCTCAAACGGTAGTTATCTAATAAAATATCCGGCAGAACAAGATGCTAAATTTACTTTACGGAAAAGTGCCGCATATTATTATAATTTCTGTAAAACGATATCAGATGCATTTAATGGAGCAATTTACAAAAAGAAGATTATACGTGATGGAAATGATAATTTAAAAGAATTCTGGAATAGTTGCGATTATTCCAGACAGAAAGATATGGACTCTTTTATGAAGCAGGTACAGTTGTATGCAAATAATATTGGTCACTGCTTTGTAATGGTAGATTCCCCAAAGAATGAAGCCCAGAATAGATTACAAGAGATTGAGAATGGTATAAGACCGTATGTTTATTTACTATCACCAACAGTCGTTTATGACTGGGGAATAGATAACATAACGAAAGAACTTACTTTCATAAAAATATTAGAACCAATAATGAGTAATCCAGACGATCCACTTGCAGATCATACGATAGTTAACCAATATCGTATTTGGAGTAAAAATAAGTGGGAACTATACGATGCCGAAGGTTCGTTAATTGATAGTGGTATAAATACATTGGGGATAGTACCGGTTGTTGTTGTTTATAATGAGCAAACACCGGGAAGCTTAATAGGAGTTAGCGAGATAAATGAAATTTCCGATATATGTAAAGCGCTTTATAATAAGTTAAGTGAGCGGGATTATATTTTGAAGTCGCAAGGGTTCGCAATACTATGCTTACCAGGTGATGCCCCTGCGGCTGGGGAAACGCTTACTATTGAAACAAATGGAGTTTATTATTATAAAGTTGAGAATGGCACCCCGAGTTTTATTGCTCCTCCATTCACTTCTGTAGAGTCGTATGATAGAGCTATTAAAGACCATATAGAGATAATGTTCCAATTGGCACGTCTTCGTGCTACTGGTGGAGTAATGCCATCTGGAGTATCGTTAAAATTCCAATTTGAACAAACCAACCAATCATTGATTAAGAAAGCTGGGCACTTAAGAGACGCAGAATTACAAATCGCAAAGATTGTAAACCTCATTAATGGCAATGACAATAAAACAAAGGCAACGATAATCTCATATCCTAAGGATTATAGCGTTGACGATATTGTAACAGAATTAGAAAATGCTTTCAGAGTTATTAGTATGAAGATGGGAATTACATTTAATACTGAATATAAAAAGAGTATGGTAAATAAGTTATTACCAGACGCCACAGATGATATAATTGAAAAGATTAAATCTGAAATAGAAGCATTACAAAACGAACAGGCAATAGATAAAACAAAAAATGATGAGGCGACAAACACAGAAAGGCCACAAACAGACCCAGTAGATCAATTACAAGGAAATATTGGTTACGTTAATGACGAAAATGGGAACAATATTCCAATAAAAAAGAGGACCAAGACTTCTTAATCTTATTTATTCTCAATGATACAAGAGCGATATATTTATCACACATAGAAACGTATTCTTTACAAAGATTAACATTGTCGTAATCCCTTCGGTATCAGGTCTCAGTTTCCAATTGTTTATTTGGTTGCGGATAGTGGAATAGAACCACAAATATTTCGCTTATAAGGCAACTGCTCTATCCATTGAGCTAATCAGCAAGAAGTTTATTTTTTAATTTCAAACTGATACTTTATGTTAATCAAATACTGTTCATGCAGTATTAGGAGACACGTAATTAATGCATCTTTTATCGTTATATTAATGAATGGGCAACCACGTTTAATGATATAGCGACTTTTCTTTGGTATTATGTTCTTTAACGGATATTCTGTATATCCATACTTACTCTTTCTTGTAACATTCATATAAGATACAAGAAAATATGTTACATTTTCTATCACCTTATGTTGTATGCGCGGAATAAAAGTTTCAATTAAATTACTACTATTTTTATATCCTGGTATAACAGAAAAATTAATTTCTATCTTCTGCGGTAACAGTATAAAAAGCTCTTCTACTGTCAAAGACTCTAAATAATGTTTTACTCCAGTATAAAATGGCATATTTTCTCCTTAGTTGGTTGCGGTAGAAGGACTCGAACCTCCAGTGTCGGAATCAAAGTCCGATGTCTTACCAGTTTGACTATACCGCAAGATTAATAAGAGCGCCTGTTATATCAGGACTTTTACCCCACCAACCAGCAGAACAAAACCTATTCTTCTTTGTTTTTGGAGATAATTTATGTGGTTTTGGTGGATATATATGGCAACAACCGTCGTTGTGATGGTAATGTAGGCAAGTTCCACAAATCATTTTAAGACCATTGTGATATTCGCAGGTAAAAACTTTTTTATGTTTCCGTTGTCTTAATGATTTTAGACGAGATGGGTTTTTAATTTTACATTTCATTTTAACTCCATGTGTGGACACGTTCCGTTAATTTCCTTATCCTCGCAGTTATGCCAATGAATACAGTTTTCACATGTTTCATTCATAGAGTTCCTTTTCTTGCACATTTAAAGACGATGCGACAGTTAATATTAAATCTTGTTGTTTAATTGTCTCGCCACCAAGCACTTTTTGAATAGTGTTTAAAGATATGCCAGTCTTATAATGTATTGTCTTAGCACTCATATTAAGTTTTAACTGAGCTTTTTGTAATATTTTATGGTAATCTTTTTTAAATTTTGGTTTGGTCATAAAGCTCTTTTATTTTTTTAATAAGACTAACCTTAAGCTCCGATGGTGTCTTAATGCAATATTCAGAAAGCCTTAAAATTTCTGCGATTAAAACATCAATTGCAATGTCTTGAATTGCATTGTAATAACCGATAGAATCTTTTTTAAATTTTAGTTTAGGTTTGGATTTATTCATAAAGTTCCTTAATGTCTTTATTGAGAGCTGTCGCCACGGCATTGATTGCTTTGTAGTTACAATCTTGCCTGCCATTAAGAATTTTCCGTATTGTTGTGCTTGATAATCCAGTCGCATTGTGAATATCTTTACTCCTATACTGTTTTGACGTACGCAATCTGCCGCTCTTGTCAATATACTGTGCATTCCTAAGTATTTGCCCATAATTACTCTTTAGTTGATTCATTATTGCTCCTTTTGCTTTTAATTGTATCAATTTCTGCAACAATGTCAATCCCTGCGTTATAATGATTATACTTAATCAACGTAATAAGACAATTTTTTAATGCTTCATTAAGAGTTTCAGCCATCGTATCTGACGGTGGGGAAAATCCCATTAGGACATATGACAACATTGATGTAGGAATATCGTATGGATCTCTAACGTAGCAAACATACCAATAAAATGCTGGTACATTTTTGATTTTAGAAAATAACTGGTTTTTAGGCATTCTATCTATCCGTAATGAATACGTTTTTTGTGTTAAAGGATTCTGTATTTCTCCTGGTAACAAACAAAACAATTCTTCTGTTGATAAGCCGTTAGTAATTATATTAATATTTTCCTTACACTGTTGCCTCTTAACATCACTCCTTAAAGCGTTTAATGATTTTTCCATTTTATCTATTTTCTATAGTAATGATACGCCCATATTATCACTCCTTTTGTTCAAAAAATTTACAACCAAAGTTTTTGCCTACATAAACCACACTTTCGTCTGCTCCAAAAGAATATGCCAATAAATATTCTTCTTGCTCGCCATATAATTTAAGTTCGTTTGATGTTAAATGATGGTTTGAACATTCTAAATAATTCATTACAATATTTTGTTTGGATTTTTTAGAACATTTACAATCCTTACAATTAACATCTTTAATATCCATGCTTTTATCATAGCAAACAATAATAAAAATGTCAAGCAAATTTCAATTTGGACGCTTAAGCTCTATTAATGTACTTTAAACGTCTATTAATCTGTTTGACGTAACTACTTGAAAGTTATATCCTTATATGCAAAGATTAAAATAAACAAAAGAAGTAAAAAAATAAAAAAAGGTAGGTAAAAATTATGGACACAAACACAGGTAGTACAAATTCTGGTAGTACAAATTATGAAGTAAATCAAGAAGCGAATGCAGTAAAAGGTAGTGCTTACGTTCCACCACAAGAAACTCCAGAAGAAAAGGAAGTTCGTATTGCGAAGGCTACTGAAAATCGTGAAGCAGCAGAAGCAAAAAAACTTTTAAAGGAAGCACAAGCCGAACTGGCAAAATTTAAGGCAGCAGAGCAGGCTTCCAAAGAAGCCAAGAAAGCCGAGGCGCTTCAAAAGGAAACAGACACGGTAAAGATTAAGGCTGATGCTCTTAAAGAGATAACAGAAGCAAAACAAGCCTTGGCAGATGAGATTGCAAGGAACCACAACGATATAATCGTTACAACCTTACAATCTGCCTTTATTAAGGCTGGAGTTATCCCATCCGCCGTTGCAGATGCAGTAGAGGTAGCAAAGACACGGTTTGCAGTAGATGAAAAAAGACAGGTCTATGTTAAGAGTATCGATGGTTCAAGAGAAATAGATACGTCTGTTAATGGAGGTACATATTTAACTGTTGAATCTGCCGTTAAGCAATTTATTGAACAAAGACCATACTTTCTGCCAACAAGAGTCAATAGTGGTTCTGGCTCAAACGGCGGGAATCTAAGTAAAGATTTTAACAGCATGACAAAACAGCAACAAATGGCAGCAATGGGGAAAATGAATCCAATGTCTCCAGAGTATGAAAAGGCTAGGAAGACAGTAGGGTTCAACTAACACAACTAATAATATAAGGAGACAAATAAAATGGCAACTGGGAATGTAACAACAACGACAATTGATGCTTTTATACCAGATGTGTGGAGTAACGAAGTAATATATCAAACTGTAAACGCATCTGTTTTGGCACGGTTTGTAAAGACTAATTATGATGGCGAAATTGCAGCATACGGGAATACGGTTAAGGTCCCGAAATACTCAGCAGTAACAATCGGCTCTAAGAGTGGTAATACCGCAGTTACTTATACAACGTATACAGAGTCTGTCGCTACAATCACCATAGACAAGCATAAATATGCTGCGTTTAGAGTAGAGGATATAGCGGTAGCACAATCCAAACCAGACAGTATTGCAGCATATTCAGCACAAGCTGGACGTGGTCTGGCAAAACAGATTGATACTGACGTAAGTTCTCTATTGGTTGATTCTGCAGTAACTCAAAACGTAGGCACAATGGCAAGTTCTGCATGGGGAGATATAACAGACGCTCTTATCAGATCTGCAGTACAAAAACTTGACGAGGCGAATGCACCAGAAGCAGGTCGTGTCCTCGTTGTAACTCCTGCACAAAAGAATGTTATCTTGGGATTAGACAAGTTCTCTAAGGCAGATAGTCTTAGCGGAGACGTAATACGCACTGGGATGCTTGGTACAATATATGGTTGTACGGTAGTTGTAAGTAATAATTTACCAACCGTAGCATCAGTTGCGTCAGTTGCAACACCCGCAACTCCTCATGTGCATGATTATAAGGTAAACGCTGTATTCCAAAACGAAGCTTTCGCATTGGCAACACAGAAATCAGCAAGAGTTCAGGCGGCTTACGATATTGATTATCTTGCAACAAGCGTTGTAGCCGATGTCCTTTATGGGACTGGCGTTTTAATGCCAACGTTTGTATGTCAAATCCGTACTGGCAGTTGATTATAAAGAAAGGAGTTGTTATGAGATCAATATTATTTAGAGACTTAAAGACCAAGATAGTATCAGAGATTTACGGCGATGTAGATATCGCAAAATACAATGCGATGCCTCATAAGTACGATAAAGTTGCCCACGTAGACGTTGACGAGCGTGCTATAAAACTTGAAGAGTGGAAAAAAAATAATCCAATAAATCAAGACCAACCACACGTTGACACAGAAGATGAAAAAAAAAAGGCTGTATCATTATCGGAGGCGGATATTCCATCAAAAACCAAAAGCAAGAACAGGCAATAAAGTGTTCCGCTCTCTACAAGATTGGGTGCAATAAAGTCTTTGAAAGTTTTATGGTTGATTGCATAACGTACTTTGATTATAAGTTTGAAATTGATTATAGGGAGCGTCTTAAAAAGCAGGAATGTGAAAAGTACGCTCCACATAATCCATGTGAGATTGAGAATAGATTCTCCGATATTGGGACGGTTTACTTTGAAGAAAAACCGAAGCCGACACTTAGATTAGAGGACGGTTGTTATACAGGTTATAATACGGGCGCGATGTCAATAGCACTCGCAATATGTAAGGGATATAAACGGATATACATCTTTGGAATAGATTGCCTACTATTAAATGGTAATTCCCATTTTCATGGCGGATACGGCTTTAAGATGCAAGCAGAAACATACGGGAAAATGATTTGGACACTTGAAATAATTGGTAAGTTTGCTAAAGAGAATGGAGTTGAGTTACTTAATTGCAGTTACAATTCGTTACTTGACAGGGATATATTCCCTTACTATGGTGGGTTCAATGGATAACATAAAAGACATAGAAAAGAGTGAACAAGACAAGTATCGCAGAATGTATAATGTTGACTCTTATAAAGTAAACTCCCCAGCATTACGTCAAATTCATATCCTAAAAGGCATTGCAGAGCATATTAAAGCAAAACGCATATTGGACACTGGTTGTGGTACTGGACGCGCCTTGAAGGAGTTTATAGATGACGGATATGATGCTATTGGAATTGACATAACGAATAATGCACATATTAATGAAGTAGATAATCACGTTTTGTGTATTCCAATACATAGATATAAATCAGAAGCTTACGATTTTATTTATTGTGTTGACGTAATGGAACATATCCCTGAACCATTGATTGATTTAACATTAGAAAATTTATCAAAACTTTGTGGTAAAATTATTTACTTTGACATTGCACTATTTCATGATCCTTTTGGGCAAATAATTGGTGAGGAATTACACCCATCAATCTTTAATAGTAATGTTTGGCAAGAAAAAGTTAGTAAATACTTCAAAATAATCAAGATACTTGGAGATAATAATAAGTTATCAATAATTTGTAAGAGAAAATAAATGGAAGTAAGATTAAATATGGATTTAGATATCAATAAGTTTGCCGGACTTGGCAGACGTATTGATAAGGCTATGCTTAATACTGTTGTGATGGTTGCAGATGAGATTGTAAAATATGCAAAAGAAAACCATGACTATATTGATAGAAACAGCGGAACTCCAGGCCTTACAAAATCAATCGCTTGGAAGCCATTACAATCCGCACCAAGCAATGCGAATACGCAAGTACAGATATTTGCGAGCTCATTATCAAAATATGGGAAACACGAAGACTATGCTTCTTTTATAGAAGATGGGACACGTGGTCGCAGAACTATTCCAGGTAAGATTAAAAAGAAAACTGGTCGTCCAAAAACAAAAGGAATTAATGGGATAAAGCCTCGTAAATTTATTTACAATGCTCTTGAAGCAGTTACAAGGATGGATGCTAAACGAATTATGAATGAAGAGATAGACAAAGCTCTTGATATGTCATTCAGAGCTACGAGAGACTAAACAGATGGCAATTATAACATATAAAGATGATTTATCAATTATAAAGGGTGTTGACTGGGCACGTCTCAGTGGGGAACCGGAATCTACAGACAAACCAAACCTTACAGTTATCCAAAAGTGTATAGATGAAGCGGAAAGTTTAATTAATGGTAGGCTTGGTACTCCATTTACTATCCCACTTGACTCAATACTTATTACCCCATCTTTAAAGAGAATAGCACAAAATATAACGATTGCGTATCTATATGAGGGCGCAGTTTCAGACATGATAACTCCAGAATCCGTTATGTTGGCTTATGATAGGTCAATCAAAGAACTTGAAATGATAAAAGTGAATATTAACACGGTCGGTGCTAATACAACCGATTTAAAAGATGTTACAAAAGTTTCAAGATTTGGTTCTTATACAAGAGGATAATAATGGCACATCCTGAGAGGTTATTAATAGACAAGATACATGAACTACTTACTGCGGATACTACATTGGTATCCTTCTGTAAAGAGGGGTCTATTAAGAAATGGGATTATAACCTTGCAGATAATGTTCCTCTCCCATTTATTAATATAGACTCTTTAGACAGCGATAGTAATATACAATGGACAAGGAGTAGCCAAAAGAGAAAAATAATCATTCAAGTAGTTGATATGGCAAACAAATCAACTCACCTTGACATGCTTGAACGGATAGAGAATATTCTTTGTAGGACAACTGCAAACGAGAACTTTAGATTTAATATAGTAGATAATGTAGCGAGAGATACTGCTCGTTACGAAGGATATATTGAAAGCAAAGACATTAATCCAGATAGAACAGTTAAAGTTAAATCAGTAATCATAACATATAATTACATTCAAGACAAATTATAGGAGACAAATAAAATGAGAAAGACTGACCAATTAGTGTTGCGGAAGCAACGTTTTTGGAAGAGTAAAGCAACTGGTGGTAGCACAACTACACTTATTGATAGTACCATTGCTGGCGATTATGCAGATGATGTATTTAATGGAGATATTATAAGGACATTAAGCGGTACTGGTTTAGGTCAAAACCTTATAGTAACTGATTTTACAGGATCTACTGGGACATTCACTTTTGCAACAGCAACAGCAGTAGCGTCTGGTACAACTTATGTTGTTATTGAACCGGCGAGTAAGGCTCGGTCAGTTGCAACTACTGGTTCTGTTTCATTTAAGAGAACAGCAACAAAAATTGGTAGTAAAAGATTATATAAAAACGCTTCCACTGGTAAACAAAAAGCTGGAGTATTTAATTTTGCTGGTGATATACCAATGGAACTAAGTGCATCAGATTGTATTCCATTGATTGAAAACTTGTTAGGACACTATGTATTTCAAAGTGATAAAACAAAAGGAAATACAACACTTACCGGAACATTCTCAAGTGGTACAACCACAACGGCAGTATGCAATGATATAGCAGGTGATTTTGATGATGATCATTTTAATGATATGCTAATACATACAATTGCAGGTACTGGTAGTAACCAAAATTTAGTAGTAACCGACTTTGTTGGTTCTACCGGCACGTTTACCTTTGCAACAGCAACAGCACCAGATAACACCACTACATTTAGAATTTGTAAAGGGATTGCGGATAGTGGTGGAACAAATACATTAGTAGATAGCATATTGACAGAAGCCGATAGTTTTTGGATTGGTGCAACACTTAAAGTATGGTATGGCACTGGTGCAGGAGAGGAAAGGACCGTAACAGATTTTATAGCATCTTCCGATACTATCACTTACGATGGCGCAGATTTGACGATTGACAATACGAGTGTTTATGATTTGACATTGCCAACTCGTGCTAATACGCACAAATTAAGAGCAACTGGAATTGATACTGAACTAACTCAAATTTATGAAAAAGGATTATTTCTTGAGGTTGGCAATGCAACAGATGGAACTACTGCGGATAGTGTAATATGTACCGGTATAGATATAAACGCACCTGGTGCAGGGGTTGTAGATTTAAAATTTGATTTGCTTGCACGTCAAGATACTGGTGGGGGAACGAGCGATCAACCATTCAGTCCAGACCCTGTTAGTATAGTGTTTGATACATACCAAATAAGTTTAGGAGCTGGGGTGACTGGTGCAGAAGTCACTCAACAAATAGAATCTTTTAATGTTGCCGCCAAGAAAAGTGGAGTTAATCCTCTTCACAATGGTCAATTTAATAATCCAGATAAGGATTGCAAGGCTTATTCAAAGGCAGAGAAGATTGAGGTTACAGGTAAGTTTAAGGTTAACAGAGCAAACGCAGGTTATGCCGCATTACTTGCCGCTCTTGAAGCCGATACTGCACACAGTATCTTAATAACCTGCACAAGCGATCAGATGGTAACTGGCGCAACACCATACAGTGCTGTTATCTCGTTACCAGAATGTAGTTATGTAAATGCTGTACCATCAACAGATGAGGCAAGAATTTTTGATGAGTTTGAGTTTAGTGCTGGAATATTTACTGGCACCGATCCAATTATATGTACTCTTGTAAATGATAAAGAAAGTTATGCGGCGTAGAAATAGAAAATAAAAACATATAAACCAAAAAGGGCTGGTTTGTTCTTGTAACATCCCAGCTCTTTTTATATGATGATAAAAGAGTAAAACTGATAAGTTATATTGTCAACTCAAAGAGGGCAGTAGAAGACAAATAAAGGTGAAATGAAATGGCAACCGAAGTTAAATCAAAGTTAATATTAGAAGGCAATGCTGATGGAGCGGTTAAGGCGGCAGATAACACAACGGAATCAATGAAAAAGGTTGAAAGAGAAACATTGGTTCTATCTGAGATGCTTAAACGAGCAAATGCGGCTATGACAGAACATACTGGAGTTTTAAAAAGTTTATACCAAGCCGGATTGTCAAAGGCTGAGCAGCAAAGATTAATTAATGAAGGATATATTGAAGAGATTAATGGTCATAAGGTTCTAACAGATAAAGCCGCACAAGAAATTGAAGCCATTGAAAAGCTTAATGCCGTTCGGAAAAACAATTTAGACTTGTTAAAAAATGAACGAGAAATAAATAATGAACATTCAAAATTACTTGAAACAGGGACCAATGTTACTAAAGAATATACAGAAGCAATAAAAGAAAAAATAGCTCAATTAACAAACGAACAATCTGTCTTACAAAAAATAGCAGAACTACAAAAGCAGGGGATTACTGTTACAGAGCAAGAAAAACAAACGATGATTAATGCGGCAAAAGCCGAACAAGAAAAAACTGGAGCAAAAAAAGAAGGGTCTAAGGTTACGAATGAGGCGAGTCTATCGGTTGAAAACTACGTTAAATCTTTAGTTACTAAGGGGTTAACCATAGCCGGGATAATTGCAGCTCTTAAAAAGTTATATGATTCAATGAAAGAAATCATTAAAGTAACAATGGAGTATGAACGAGCAGGGCAAGCACTAATTACTGGTTTAAAAGATTATAATTCTGAACTCCCAAAAGCGTTAGACGGAATGGTGAGATTGGCAGAAGAAACGTCTAAAAAAACCGCAATTGATGACGAACAAATAAAAAGGGCAGAGGCTATATTGTTACAACAGGGGTTAACTGCCGATCAAGTACAGAAATCTTTGCCGTTAATTATAGATTTTGCTTCTGCAAATGAGGTGTTAGGATTAACACTTGAACAGGCGGCGCGTAGATTTTCGGTAAGCGCAGAAGGATTATCTGCTCTCAACGTATCAATGAAGCAATTTGGCATTAACGTTGACTCAAATCTAACACCAACAGAGCAGTTCAATTCTATGCTTGAGCAAATAGAACAAAAATGGGGCGGTGATGCAGAGCGTAAAGCTGCTATATTTGAAGGAACTGTAAAAAATTTAGGTATTGCATTTAAAAACCTATTGCAAAGCGCAGGCGAATATATAACTCAAAGTGAGACAATAAAGAATATTGTTAATATAGCAACAATTGCAGTTGACGAGTTTTCAAAAGCAATAAAAAGACAAAATGAGTATCAAAAAATTGCAGAAGCATCAAATGACAGTTATACAAAAAGCGTAGTTAATGAGATAGAAAATGCAAAGTTAAGAGGAGAATCTAATACTCCATACATAGAACAATTAAAACTATATTTAACTTTACAAAAAGAGTTATTGGCTTCAACAACAGCTATTTATGACGTTCCATTTCAAGATATAAATAGTATTTTTGATGTGGTTTCTGCTCGTGATTATGAAGTTATTATTCAAGAGATCCTTAAGGTTAGAAAAGATATTTTCGCAATTGAAAATAGTGAATCTTTTAAACCAAAAAGCAAAAGGATTGAAGAAGAAATTATTTCTATAGAAAAAATGTCTTCTGAGATAGATTATTTTAATGCTATTATTGCAGATTCTTTTGAGAAGCGATCAAAGGCAGAGCAAGAAACTATAAAAAACAGGTTTAAGGCTATAAGAGAAGAACAGACCAATGAAGCTAAATTTGAAATAGATCAATATGAAAAAAGGAAAAAAACGAGCGAAGACTACGCTAAAAGAGCAGAAGAATTAAGATGGAAAACAATGCAACAGGCCGTTTCTCAAGAAGAAAGTTTAACTATTTTACAAAAAAAACACACGGATGCTCGCAGAGAAGAAGAAATACAAGCAGCACACGATTCTGTTAAAATAGCAATAGATTCTATAAACAAGGAAAGACAGTTTAGAGAACAAGATGATAAAGCGTTTATTGAAGAGTTAGAACAAAGAACAATTATATCAAAATCATGGGCAGACCAAAAACATAAATATGCAATAGCGATACGTAAAAAAGAAGCCGAAGATGCAAAAGAACTTATTACATCTGAAATTCAAAATATGCAAAAACAAGTTACTATTTTAGATAAACTAATAAACGAAACTAATAAATGGGGGAAAGAACAAGAGCGTATTGCATTACAGGACGATCAAAATTGGGCAGATAAGAAAGAAAAACTTGATAAGTATGCAGAAGACGTAGAAACTGCACGCCAAAAAATTGCAGATGCAAGCACTCCAGAAGATTTAGATAAAGCAAACGAAGCATTAAAAGAAACATCAGAGATTATAAATGGCATTGAAGGTACAGAATTTATAAGTGAAGATATATTAGCCGCCAAAGAAGAACTTAAAGCACAAACAGATATACTATCTAAAGCAAAAGTAGATTATTCTGAGCAAGCAAAGTCCGCGTTTAAACTTTTATCTGGAATACATCAAAACGTTGCTGACGACTTAAAGAATAAATATACAGAGATGTTTGAAAAAACAAAGTTTGAAGTTAGAATATCCCCAGAATGGATTATAGATAGCGTTGAGTTAAAAAGAAGCATAGAAAATGCTATTAATAGAGCACTCTCATCAAACAAAACACCACAAGGTAACTAATTATGACAACTTTTACAGTAGAAATTTGGAATAGTACAAAAACTGTTGAACGTACAGGATCGCCTCATGTTGAGACTATGGACTCCCCAGACGATGAGTATGGCATTAAGAACCTTACCCATAAATTTATAGTAAACTACGGGTACAGCGATTGCTCGTTTGAGGTTTGGAAGCCTTTTGCTGACTATGTAATTGAATATGGCGATGTTGTGATAATAAAAGAGGATAGCACTACAGTCTATCGTGGATACGTTACCTCAATTACCCCTGATATAACGCACCAAAACCCCTACAGTGAACGAATAAGCGTACAGTGTAATAACACTATATGGAAGTCAAATGGATTAACTTATACGCTTGAGGAGAGCGATGGTGGTGGTGGCTATAAGGCAATATCAACCACAAACCAAAAGATAATGAATGATGTATTCTTGGGGAATGAGTTTTCTGGAAAACACCAAACCCCGCAATTACCAATTTGCGACAATACTCCAATAACTTATTCTGCAGCGAATAACAATATACCAGACGTTACGCTTGAATACCAATATACTGCTGCAGAACCAATGGACGTTGTAAGGGAAGCAATAGATATAGGCAATGGCACAAAAGATCTTACAACTACCGAACCACATATAGCATGGCTTGATAGTAATAATGCGTTCCATTGTGCAGAACGAAGCACCTCCGTTTTAGCGACCTTTGATTTAGGGAAACCGGGCGATTTTCAGTTACTTGGAAGCGAGGACGTTGAACCCGATGGATATATTGTAACCCCATATAGTTTAGATGATATTAAAAATACAGTCTATTTGGGGGATACATTAATTTCTACTGCGCATTATTCATCTCAAAGAGCCACAAGTATTTCAAAATATGGGATAAGAGTACTACCTATTCCAAAAGATAATGTAAAACTATCCGATATTACTGAATTAGTTGATAGTTATATTTTATGGTATCTTGATAATAAACTGACGCTAAATGGGGCTGAAAGAAACATAGAAGTATATACAGTAAAGCTAAAAATGATAAAGTATGGGTATTCCCCATTACAATTTTCAACCCCAAATGGATATATCGCTGTAACAGAAAATGGTGGCACACCAAAAGTATTAGCACCATTTATTTCAATGACAAAATCATATAGCAGTTTCGGTGTACAGCATGTAATCCAGTTTGGGTATCAGAGACCAAATTTGTCATATAAACATTTGTTAAAGAAAGCTAAAGAGCCTGTTGCATTAACCGAAGACACAACACCGCCAACTATAACATACATAGACTCCGAACCTACCGCTAAAAAAAAGACTTATCAGAAGGTAAAGAATCCGATATATTTAGGAGCTTACGCAAAAGACGACACTTCTGTTAGTTCTGTTAGTTTCTGGAGATCAAAATGGAGTGGCAGTGCTTGGAGTGCTTATACGTTAATAGGAAGTGGGACCTGGAACAACCCGCCTGACAGTGATAGCGAAGGGTACTATGAATATAGCCTAAATGACGGGTATTATGATTTGATTGCTACGGCTGGATATGCACGTGGTGATATTTTCCGAATTAAGAGCGTAGCAAAAGACCCAGCCGGTAATGCTGGTGAAGATGTGCAGGAATTCCAGCTTGACGATAATCCACCAATGGTGCAGGTTACGGCGGTACTGCCTGACAGCTTAAATGAGCAAAAAACAGCTCCGTCAGTTATAGAGGTAGCCTCTGCTGATGGTGTGCGGCTCAAAGCAGTGGTGGAAGACCAGTCCATTGATACTGTTACCTGCACGTATGGTGGTAATGCAGTAACTGTTACTAAAGTTGATGATGGGAATGAGCATTATTACATAACAGATAACCTTACAAAACCGCCAGTTGGAAGCCGTTACACAGCGGTGCTGACCTTTACTAACGTCTTTGGTGTGCAAACAAAGTCATTACATTATATTAAGGGACTTGCACCGGCCGCACCAGCACTGCAAGGTGCAGTTAGAGATTATGATACTACTATTGACGATACAAAGGCAACGATACCCGAATATACTGACAAGATAGAATTTTCAATTGCTTATCACAAGAAGGATTTTTATAAGGTGTCAATTGATGATGTGTCATTTAAAATTTACAAGCAGTCTGATGACTCGTTGGTAAAGACTTTAACAAGCGTATCTACGCCCGGGATTACATCTGATGGTGGTGGCGTCTATAAGTGTGCTACTAATGTAACTGCTCTTGGCTTGACTGGCGATTATTATTATTTTGTACCGACATTAATTGAGAAAGAAGACTTTAAAGATGAGGCAGGTACAGTTCACACAGAATCGTATTCGCAAGACGGCAATAAGACTCAGTTCAGGCTCATTAATAAGACATTGCGTGGTAGGTTAAACGATACCGATGGGATTTTGGCAGTCTATACACCGATAGTGGATGACCACGACGTAACTATTACTGACCACACGTCAGATATTGCCGACATAAAGCCAAGAGTAAAAAAAACATTTACACACGGGTCTGATCAATGGACAACAGAAACAGTATACGAAGATGGCGATCCACCAAGACTAAAGGTAATAGTTAAAGATCAAAATGGCGACGTAGTTACAGCTATGACAAAATATATAACACTTGAAGGTGATGTTCCTGGTGGCAGTGGTGGCACATATCTTATAAATACATATGCTGGGATTGATTATAAACTTTATGTTAGTAGTACAGATGGTTCAATAACATATACTAAAGATCCTACAGGTACTCCACTTGTATTATTTAAAATAACAAATGCTGGTGCAATTACAACATCTGGGGATATAGGACCAGATACGGATGCTACAAATGATTTGGGTAGTGCAACGATGCAATATGCAAATGCCTATTTTTCTGATAAAATCGAATGTAATGAAGTAAAAGTAAGTGGAACTACGTCAAATATTTCACCATTAGTTGATGAAGGTGCAGATTTGGGAACTTCAACTGAAAAGTTTGTTGATACTTATACAAAAAACCTTGTGCTTGGTGACGGAACAGCGAAGCTTACTTGGAACGGAACGGCGGGGAAGATGATCCCTGAATACGTTGCCTTCGGCTTTTGGGAGGATTAATTTGACTTTTTAATTTTTTGAGGTATACTAATATATTAGAGGGCACTAAAATGAAAAAAAATATAATTTTATTTACCTTTTTGTTGACGTCAACAATATGGTCTTCTTTATGTTTAGCTACTGATTTTTCGCTTTGTAGAGAATTTAATGACGCTGTTTTAAATCAGCACATAGAAGCAATAGAAGAGATATATTTACATAAAATTGATAATTTTGATGACTTTTTAAACGAGTGCAGGTCTGTACCACAGTGGATAAACCCATTACTTTTAGCAGTTAAAGATGATAAGACAGAATCTTTAATTTATTTACTTGAAAACACAAAAATAGACGTGAACCAAACGTTTAATTTTGGTGCTACTGCACTAACTATATCGGCGTCTAATCAGAACGTTTATTATGTTAGAAAACTATTAGAACACGGTGCAGACCCTAACATAAAGACAAAACACGGAATGACAGCATTAGATTTTGCAAAGCAAAACACGCAAAATCAAGATGTAAAAGAAATTATTCAGATATTATTACAATATGGCGCAGAATAATAAATATGCCATTTTCATATAACAATATAGTTCCCCTATATAACAGTTCTGATGCTGTAATTACAGCTAATATCGCAACACATACCAGCTTTACAGCAAACATTATCCTTGAATTACGTCAAGATATTGATTATTTGGGGGAATTAACGCAGATAACTGGTACTAATTGGACTTCTTACCATTTTAATTGGACGAAGGGGAGTTCTACAAGTCTGTCTGGTTATAGGATATGGTTATCTTACATAACAGATTTGCGTACTGCCTGCGAAGAACTCTATACAAAGCAAGGACTTGGATCACCAACCTGGACGGTTGCGACTGCTAATCTTAAAGGTTTGTATGATAATGCCGATGCTGTAATAAATCAAACCGATTACACCAAAAGGACAGTATCCTTGATTAATGATGTCCGTACCGCTATCCTTGCTGTTGCCGACTCCGTATGGCTGTTTTGCGACAGCGTTAATGGTAACGACACAACTGGTGACGGCACTTTTGCAAACCCTTATCAGACGTGGGATAAGATTATCGGTGTGATTAACACTAACGGTAGCGGTAATGCTTACTTCCAAAACGGTAGTTATACTGGTGGGTCTGTAACATTAACGACTGCCAATGTAACTATTAGAGGGCATCAACGTGGTAAGGTTATTTTTAATACTGGGGCAAACGCTCTTATTAGCACTGGTGCAGACTACGTTACTATTGAGAATATCAGCTTTGTATCAGGTCAGAAATGCTTGTTCTTTGTTACTAACGCAACCTTTAATTACTGCACATTTAATAGCGGTGATGGGTGGCGAATCCAAAACGGGACTCCTATTACATTTAATCATTGCGTTTTCTTTGCAACTACTGCTAAAACCTATGTGTTAGAGCTTAAATCAACAGGTACTGTTACTATTAATGACTGCATTTTCTATAACGATGGTGGCACTTATGCAATTAACTTCCCGACAGGCTCAACAGGTACAGTTACAGAAAACAATTGCAGTTTTTATGGTATGACAACACAGCACGGCGGCACTGTACCAACAATAGTGCAAAACAGTTGCATTACCACTAATCCGCTGTTTGATACCACTAATATGTACGTTGCGGATACGTCGCCTTGCATTGGTGTGGCTACTGACAGTACCGACATCGGTACATTCCAAGACCCGTACTATAATGCGATAAGGGATACATCAGATTTAGTTACTGTAACCGACCCTTTAGATATTAACGTTGGAATATCAGTTACGGACACTGTGCATCCATTTGAGGCTTTAGATGAGGTGAATCCTGTCATTGATATGAACCTTACAGTTAATATGTTCTTAGGTGGTATCTTCTTTACTGATATTGATGGTACGCTGTCTTATTATGATAAGAATACTATAAGTAAGAAGCCAACTTATGCTACTTATAACGGTGCTTCGCTTGACTTGTCATTTGATAATCCAGGTGGAGACCAGCACAAGCTTTATATTGCAGTTGATGATGGCACTACTAACTATAACGATGTCGGATGGTGGGCGATTAATGCTACATATCCAGCGGTTTCAAGCACAGGTACATCGTTTATTGATGCCTGGAAGGAATGTACTGGTGGTCTTGAGTGGGGTGAAAGTTATACTTATGAAACCGTTACAGCCGATGGTGTGAATGACCAGAAGGCAAGTATAACACTTAAGGTACGTGCAAAGAATTTCATTACAGGTGAGTGGAGTGAGCTTGTAACAGTTAGTAAGGAATATTTCTTTAACGACTTTGCTAAATCAATGTACTATTGTGCTGATAACCCACGTGTAGTTAATGGTGAGTACGCAAACCACTCAAATTACTATGCACAAACATACCATACAGGTACGGATAAGTACGTAAGACCAGATGGCGTGAACTGGTCAAGTGATAGCAGACGGTTCGTTTATAATCCAATGGTAAAGGCTGAAAACCTATTAGGTGTTACAAGACATATAGACGGTACACCGATATTTAGTGATTGCTACACTGTATGGAAGGATAGAAAATTATACTACTCCGAAGGATTTGACAGTTACGCACTTAATGAAACGTATTCAGATTTTATGCTATATGCGTGCATATTCTCTAACTTTGGGAATTGGAATTACAATAGTGCACACTGCTTTAGCGATAGTACAACTATCGCATACGATAGCGGCGATGCAACACTTACTAATCCAGTCTTTACAACAGGTAAAGGTCATTACATTAAGTTCAGTCCACTGATTAATGAGATATGTGAATACCATTCAAGCCACGCTTCCGTTGTATTTAAATTTCCGTCAACTGAAAATGTTGCGTGGGGCGATTATTGCGGCGACTATCAATCAATAGGAATCAACGACTTTACATTCCAACTTGAGAACCCTTATGGGTGCGGAACATTACATACCTTTAAAATAAAAACAAGTCCGTATGCGTTTGATGGATATGCTCGTTACATAATGACAAGGCAGGAATATCACGTTAATTGTGATGCAAACGGCGACTTAGCTTATGGCCATATACAACAAAGAGCTTATACCACCACTACTGGTGGTGTAGGCGTAATAAATCACAATTGGTAAAGGAGCTAATAAAATGAAAACCGATATATTATCAAAAACAGGAATTATCACTAAAGTAGAAGCTATCGTAAAAGATAAAAACGGTAGGCAAATCTCTTATAACGTTGGCAAGAACACAATAACTAAAGGCGACCCTTTAACAAAAAATAATGGATTAGTATGGATGCTTATAAAAATATTTGGGAAGGCGAGTAGTTATTATGATGAAACTGTAAATATAGATATGATGCAACTTGGAACTGGAACTCCAACAGATAATCATTTAGGAACTCCGATAACGAATACATTACATCTTTTTGACGGATTTGATTTCGTAGATGAAACGAACTGGGAACTGTCCCCAAAAATGAAAGCTACACATACTTGGACGTTTGCAAGCGGTCAAAGTGGAATAAGCGAAGTCGGACTAATAGCCGACGCAACAGAACAGTATTTAATAGCATACCAGTCGTTCACACCAGCAATATCAATACCAGCAGGTGGAACGCTGACAATAAACTGGGCAATGCAGTTAGCGTATTAAAGTTTATTTAATACTCTAAGTTTTTACACTCTTCTCCACCTGTTCTCTAATATCTGGGATTATATTTATTTCTTTTGATTTTCTATTGTTGTCAAATGATAAATCGTATACAGTTTTATCCATTGTTCCTCATATACTTATTAATTCTATTATTAGATGTTTTTTTACGTAAAAGGTTAATATAATATGTTGCCTTTTGAATTTTATAGCCTTAAAACGCATTACAGTGGCTCGTGGCCGTATAAGGCTCTAATAAGCCATTATACTACATTATTTAAAAAGTCTTTAGTTAAAATCTTTGTGCTTTCATCTGGTACTGTTATATACTTGTCTGTATCAAACAAATTATCACAAGAAATCGTTACATCGGCTTTTCTAATCGCATCAAAATAATACATTGACGGATCTGAAATGTCTTGAATAAATTCACCTTCTAAATGATTTATTAATATTCCAGAATCATCTGTTGCCTCAGTTAAATTATCGGTCGTTGTAATACTGATGATAAGAGAATTAATGTCAGCACCACCAAGCGTTATTGGATATAAAGCAAGACGACATAATGATGGATTTGCGGGTGGTGTAATCACTAAAGCGGTGCTCTCAATAATAAACGTAGCACTCGCAGTTACCGTAATGTTTTGATTAGCAATTACATATCCGCTCTTAATTCCTCTTACCGTATACGGCTCTGCGGTTGGAGAAGCGTCAAGGTTTAATGTCAGGTTACCACTTGCATTAGTAACTCCACTACCCAACAATGCCCCATCATCATTAGCAAAGTTATGTACTGATAGTGTAGCACCAGCCACAGCATTATCATCTGCATCATGTAGGTGTAATACCACAGTATACGCACCAGTACCAGTGCCAACACTTATATCGTCAACTAACCTTGCTGATACCGTGTATCCAACTCTATGTTTTGTGGTCCTACCATAAACATCAGTAAAACTGAAAATTACTTCTTTGTTTCCTGCTACAACAGCGGTTATAGGTAGGTAAAAAACCTTACCAGTCGTTTCCTCTACTAATGTACCATCTGTATCCCCAGATGCAGCACCTGAGGCATTAACAGAAGTCGCTGTCATTGCTGTTATCCCACCTATTCCACTTGCATCATTGAAATATATTCTTTCAGTATTCCCTATTTTTATCATTTTATTTACACTCCTGTTACATTATAACGTAACTCTATTGCAACATATTCTGCTGTTGGTGTACCTGTTACCTCAACAGTAAACTCATCGGTAGCAGAAATTGATGTTGTCCAACCTGTCAATGTTGTATCTAATGCTTCGCTCGCCGCAGATAATGCGACTGGAGCGGAAGCTGAAATTTTACTTCCATTTTTATAAATATCGCAGGATATTGATTTGGCAGTATCTACTCCACCTACTCTTGAAACTATCCAAGAACTTGTAATCGTTCCAGCCCTAAACGCCCTTGCTACTGCATTCATCACTCCTGCTGTTATAGGACTTCCTTGACCATCTATAATAAATTGGATACTCCCTTTAACAGAAGCATCAGATGATAATTTTTCATTAGCAGTCAGATGTTTATAATCGCCTTCGTTTAATCCTGATAAACCATTATGGCGATCTAATAATGGAGATTTAAACCTACTATATTGAGTAGTTCCATTATGAGTAAAACTGATAGTAGTATCAGATGCTCTGGTAGTTTTCCCAAATACCATTAAAAACAATTTATCTGTAGACTCTATAGAATAAGCAGGCTGTATACTATTTATTCCTTGAATGAGTGTTATAGTGGTGGTATTTATATCACCGCTGGTCTGCTGGAATAAACGTTTCCACACAGATAACGCAACGGAACTTTCGTTTGTGTATGTAGTTGGTGTTGTTATAGTAACAACTGTATCGCTTGTGCGGGCTGTAATTCTATATAGACCTTTTGGAGTTTGTAGATAGCTATCACTATCTATTGTGCCACCAATATCAATTTTTGAGGTAGCGAATGGTGTACCACCGCTTGCGGTTGCAGTCCTTGACGTGCCAGTACCCGTAATTGTTACTGTTACTGTTTCTACTCTTGCACGTCCAATATTTAGAAGAATTTCTGTTGTGTTAGAAGCGTTGCTCACTCCTGCATAAAATGCAAACTCCCAAAGACCACCTTCTATTTGAGTGCCGCCTAATGCATCATCAAGATATGCTTCTTTTAATACAGTGTTATTATTAACTATTATAGTGTCTGTTATGGTAGTCCCGCCTGCAGGGACCTTACTTAAGGTTACTATTTCATTATTATTATCAACTCCAGTATCGGTGATAATAGTGTCGTCAAGATAATAATCTCTTGCAGTACCGGACGTTATAGACGCCGCCGCATTTTTCCAATACCCATTTATTGAATCATAAACAATAGCTTCACCGTTTTGTGGTAATGTTATTAATACGTCGTGTAATTCTGATAATTCAAATCCATTATTTATATGAACACATATTATACCATTTGATACGTGTTCATATAATACAGTTCCTAAATATACAGAGTGGTTTGGAGTTGTTGGTTTTGTGGTTGTATATCTACCATTTATTGACGGAGATAACCATAAAAGGCTTCCTTCTGCCATCCCACTTGTATTTACACCAATAATAGTTCCGATTGTAACAACATACCCTTCGTTGTTATTTAAGATATCTTCTAATATTAAGCCAATAGTATTAGAACTTGTACTTTCGGAATCAGCCCTCGCCAATACAGCTTTTGGACGGTTACCTTGAGCTCCATTTATATATACTACACTTCCTTTTGTAAGAGTAGAACCTGTTTTGTTTATCACAAGCCCGTTTGACAAGATTAGTTTCCAAACAGCATTATCAATTGTAGGGTCAGAACAAAAAAAAGCTTTATTCTGACTCGGGATTATCCATCCAGACCCATATCCATACCCTTCGGAAGCATCATTTGTTTTAGATGGTGCGACTGTTGCATCTATTTTATTTTTTAGAAGTGCACCAAAATAATTAGTCATTAAGATACCCTCCCATAACTTATAGTTCCACCACCAGCCGTAGCATAATATGGTATAGCTCCTAACGTATAGCTATAATCCACACCATTTGGTGTTTTTTTGGTGAGCACCATATTCTCCCCAACCCTAAAATCACCACCAGCCGCATCTACAAATTGCGGGTCAAGAGCAAGTGCTGTTGGCTCTTTAGTGTAGTTAGTAACGTCGTTTGTATTACCATAAAAATTATTATCTCTTTGGATATGTGAACGGATATAGGTATTATTAGAAAAATGTATCCCATCAGTGCAATTAGCAAAAATATTTCCTACAAAACCGATACCCTGTCCATTAGTACTTGAATTATAAAAACCATCCCCGCAATTATAGAAAGTATTATTTGCCAATTTTACATAGAACCCATCGCTATAAATACCAGCGGTTGAACAGGTATCAAATACACAATTGTTAAAATTAACAAAATAATTTCCACCAACATAAGCACCATATTTTGAGTCGCGACAGGTGGCTCTTTTAACATCACAACCGTTTTGTGGGATATACATTCCATAACCATTAGTGCTTACGCACTCTATCTCTTCACCGTCCCCCCACACCCCAGATACATAGAGTGCCTTTCTGTCGGCAGTCACACTTGTATTTGTATATGAACAGTTTATTATGTTAAAAGCACCGCTCTGGTCATTCCGCATTTCAGCGGCAGTGCCTGTAAATACCATATTCTCATCATAAATAAAATTATTAGAATATGTGGCAAAGGAATAAGCCCCCATATTAATTACTGGTCGGTTATCACCATTACAAACATCGCCTGGTGTAGTTGTGAAGCCTATAAATCTTATAGGGTCGGTATTAGAACCAGCCGCCGTAAAATTTATAGCTTCTGTTACGTTATAAGTGCCAGTTTTAGAATAGATGTTCATTCCAGCAACAGCACTGGAAAGATATGAGTTGGTGAATAGTGCCCTCGCTCCGCCTATATACCCAGTACCACCTGATTTTGAGCTCCCAGCGGAGCGGTCAATGGTAAATGTATTGGCATCTACGTATGTTTTTATTTCATACGTACCAAGCGTAAGTCCAGTGCCAGCACCAGTTACTTGGAATCCATTTCCTACAATAGCGGATGATAATAAACTGCCAGTAACAGCAATTGTAGTTCCTGCCGCATCTGAGGACACATTACCAGAAAGAGAAATTTGTGCGGCGTCCTGATTTGAGTAATTAGTACCAGTTCCCGCAGTATTCCAATATCCTGGATTATTATTACTGCCACCAGGTCGGAATACCATATTCCCTTTAGTTAGTGCCATTTATTTTATCCCTTTTTCTTTTATGTTTTTTATGTTATTCCAGTCTGTGGTAATGTGTGGATTTGGTTTTGACTTTTCTATATCTTCTTGACGTTGTGCTAACCTTGAATGCGTTAGCTTTTTGATGGGAATATCTTTGGGGTCTGTTGATATTCCAAACAAAACGAACCTATTCTTATCTATCGGTTCTTTTGGTTTTTTGGTATTTTTATCAAACTCCCAGTTATGCCTATCATTACATTCCTTAATTAACTTGTTTGAACATAAAGTCCCTTGTTGGTCATTATGTAATAGTTCGCAGGTTTCTGGTATTTTTACGTTATCATAATTACCACCAATAAATCTAACACCAGAAATACCAGCAGGAAATATTGATTTCATTTCTACTGGTTCGCTCTCTAATATTTCCTGAGAAAAATCAGAGTTTACAATATCCCCTTTCCCGTTAAATTCTAAGGGTGATACGTCTATAAATGACTTACTTGAAAAGTTTTTATATGAATATTTTTCATTTATCATTATATATTACCTTCTTTTTATTAAATCTATATAAAAAGTGTCGTGTAGCCATATAAACGGATAAACGATTATAGTTATTATAACCGCCAATGACCACGCTATTATGTTATTTATTTTTTCTAACATATTATCTTCTTTATAGCCTCTACCTTTGAATTTGAGTCGGTATATAGTTTAAGCAACTCTTGATACTCTTTTTCAGTATGAGTGTCATTGCTTGTTGTTATAGGGGGTGGGACAACGTTACCCGATAATGTTTCCTTTGCATACCAGTTTGCAACTGCTATTTCAAGTTCCTGTGGGCTTTTAAATTCGTTGCTTTGGTAAAGCCTTGATAACTTACCATACTTATCGT